GGTTTTAATTTATAAATAAATATAGTTTAAAACAGGCAATCGGAGAGTTTCAAAATGTCTCGTGGAGATCTACAAGAAATGGAAGTAAAGACACAGCAATCCAAAACTGCGGTAAACTCTGGTGCTAAGGCAGGGGACCCTATGGATTCATCAGGTGCTGGTTCTTATGAGGATCTTGGTGGTCCTTCACCTGAGAACTACAAACCAGATAATGATTCTGCTAAAATCAGAGAACCAAAAATTAAAACTGTTGCTGACGTAGTCAACAAGGGTTCTAAAAAAGCAGATCCAATGCAAAAAATGTCCAAAGAAGAAACAGAAGCAACTGAGGAAGTTGTTGCAGAAGAGGAAGTTTCTACTGAAGAAGTAGTTGCTGAATCAGAAGAAACAACTGAAGCATATGACATGGATGAAGATGTCAATGCTCTCCTTGGTGGTGAAGAACTCTCTGAGGAGTTTAGAGAAAAAGCAAAGGTTGTCTTTGAAGCTGCTCTAAATTCAAAAGTAAAAGAAATCCAGGAATCCCTGGAAGCACAATATGGTGCTCAACTAGAAGAGGCTAAAGAAGAACTTAAGACTTCTCTAGTTGAAAGAGTTGACTCATATCTTGAGTATGTCTGCGAAGAGTGGATTACTGAGAATGAGTTGGCTGTAGAACATGGTATTAAATCTGAAATGACTGAGAGTTTCCTCTCAGGCATGAAGAGTCTTTTTGAAGAACATTATGTAACCATCCCTGAAGATAAATATGATGTGCTGGAAAGCATGGTAGAAAAACTTGATGACATGGAAACCAAGCTCAATGAGCAAATTGATAAGAATATTGGATTGAACAAAAGACTTGCTGAGTCTTCTGCTCAAGATGTTCTGACTCAAGTTTCCTCAGGTCTTGCAGAGACCCAGAAGGAGAAGCTCGCCTCACTTGCTGAAAGTGTGGAGTTTGAAAGTGAAGAAGAATATCGTGAAAAATTGGAGACTCTAAAGGAGTCATACTTCTCTAGAACAACTCCTGCTGCAAAGACCCAATCTACTCAAACCCTTTCTGAGGGTGTAGATAGCACAACCAATCCTGTTTCAGGATCCATGGAAACCTATCTGAGAAGCCTGGGTGCTTTCAAGCAAAACTGAATTTAACATTAATTCAAACTGTAAACACATCCCCCTTAAGGTAAACGCAAATGTTTCAATCTGAACATCTGCAGGAAAAGTGGGCACCTCTCCTAGACTATGAAGGTCTTGATGGTATCAAGGATAACCATAGAAGAGCTGTTACTGCTGTCCTGCTGGAAAACCAAGAAAAATTTTTAAGAGAAGAGGCTGCTTTCTCTCAGGGTATCAACCTGATGGAAACACCTACAATGTCTGGCAATGCTGCTGGTCAACCAACTGGTAACCCTGCTACAACTGGTGCATTTGGTGCTAATGCCACTGCTTCTGGTCCTGTTGCTGGTTTTGACCCTGTTCTGATCTCTCTGATCAGACGTGCAATGCCTAACCTGGTTGCATATGATCTGGCTGGTGTACAACCAATGTCTGGTCCTACTGGACTGATCTTTGCAATGCGCTCCAGATATGAGAATCAATCTGGTGCAGAATCATTCTTCAATGAGCCTGATTCTGGATTCTCTGGTCAGGATGATGCATTCAACCTTGAAGGTGGCATGGCTGATAAAGCCACTGGTCTGGGTACTACTGGTCAAGTTGGCAACAACCCATCTGTACTTAACCCTGTTGGTTCAGGTGGATCAAACACTGACTACAATGTTGGTCAGGGTATGGCCACTGGTGATGCTGAGAACCTGGGTAATGGTTCTGGCAACCAGTTCAATGAAATGGCATTCTCTATTGAGAAAGTCACTGTAACTGCTAAGTCCAGAGCACTCAAAGCAGAGTACTCCTTGGAACTGGCACAAGACCTGAAGGCAATTCATGGTCTGAATGCTGAAGCAGAACTTGCTAACATCCTCTCTACTGAGATCCTTGCTGAGATCAACAGAGAAGTCATCAGAACTATCTACAAGTCTGCTGAGCAAGGTGCTGTATCAAACGTAGCACAACAAGGCACATTTGACCTGGACGTTGACTCCAATGGTAGATGGTCTGTTGAGAAGTTCAAAGGACTTCTGTTCCAAATTGAGAGAGATGCTAATGCAATCGCTCAAAGAACAAGACGTGGAAAGGGCAACATTGTCATGTGCTCTGCTGACGTAGCATCTGCACTGACTATGGCAGGAATCCTGGATTATACTCCAGCCCTGAATGCAAACCTGAATGTTGATGACACTGGCAATACATTTGCTGGAACCATCAATGGTAAGTTCAGAGTTTACATTGACCCCTATTCAGCAAACCTTGCTTCTAACAACACTGCTGCCAACTCTGGCAATCAGTACTATGTTGTTGGTTATAAGGGTTCTTCCCCTTATGATGCAGGTCTGTTCTACTGCCCTTATGTTCCTCTTCAGATGGTTCGTGCAGTTGGAGAGAACACCTTCCAGCCCAAGATTGGCTTTAAGACCAGATATGGTCTTGTTGCTAATCCCTTTGCTGAAGGTACAACTCAAGGACTTGGTAGACTTAAAGTCAACTCCAACCGCTACTACAGAAGAGTTGTTGTTAAGAACCTCATGTAATTCTGGTTGTTGTGGGGCTGGTTGCCCCACATGCCCTTTCAGACCCCCTAACTTAGGGGGTCTTTTTTTATGCTTTTCATAAATAATCATAAAACATTATGACTTACTCTACATCAAAAGATGTGAGAACAAGACAAGCAACTAAAAATACAGTTGCTTCTTTAACAAAAAATGATCTTCAAAGCAGGAATTTTCTACAACCTCAAGGTTTTAGATTCCAAGTTGCAAGAGCACCAAAAGTAACATTCTTTGGAAACTCTGTCAATATTCCTGGAATGACATTAAGAACAACAACTCAAACAACTCCTGGTCTTAAGGATATTGATTTACCAGGAGAAATTATAGACTTTGAAGATCTTACCCTTAGATTTTTAGTAGATGAAAATCTTCAAAACTATCAAGAAATTCAAAACTGGATAAGAGGTCTTGGTTTTCCTGAGTCTCTGCAAGAAATTTATAATTTACAGGATGAAGAAGTTGGTACAACATTGAGAACAAACAATCAAAGTCCAATGAATCTTTACTCTGATGGTACTCTCACCATTCTTGATGCCATGCAGATTGAAAATTTTAAAGTAAAGTTCCAGGATTTGTTTCCATATTCCTTGTCAACAATACAATTTGATGCTACGCTTGCTGATACAGAATACTTTACTGCAGAAGTCTCATTCAAGTATTTGAACTATAACATTGTTAAAGGTAGTGGATTTGTATGATCACTCTTGATAAAATTCAGGAGATGTGGGAAAAAGATGCAAAGATGGACCCAGACAACTTACATACTGAGTCATTAAACATTCCTATCCTACACTCCAGATATTATGAAATATATAATAACATTTATTTGCTTAGAAAAAAAGCAGAGCAACAAAGAAAAAATATAAGACATGAGCGTTATGAGTATTTTGCTGGAAAAGCAGATCCTGATGTTTACATAGATAATCCATTCCCTAAGAAAATTAGAGATAAAGAAACAATGCAAAAGTATCTTGATGCAGATGAAAAACTCTCAGGAATTTCTTTAAAGATTGATTATTATGAAACTATGCTGAGTTATCTTGAAGAAATTTTAAAACAGATAACTAATAGAACTTATCAAATAAAAAATTCAATTGAGTTCATGCGTTTTACCTCAGGATTAGGTTAATGAATCAGGAAGAAGATTTACCCTATTATAATGTAACTCTTGGAATAGATGATGTTAGAGTTCTGCACTATGCAGTGACTGAGGCAATTCAGAAATGGCCAGGTTCACCTGCCAGACCACAAGAAGAACAAGAATTGCTTTGGAATTCTAGAGATTGGTTGACAAAAATAATACTTGAAAATACATTTCAAAGCAAATAATAAATACTGTTAGGTGAAACTTCATCATGGCAGATTTGATTATACAAAAAATAAATGAAGTATATCTACACGTAAAAACTGAACCTCATATTGAATATGAGTTGAGAGATAGATTTACTTTTGAAGTGCCTAACAAAAAATTCATGCCTCAGTATAGAAGCAAATACTGGGATGGATATGTTCACTTGTTTAATATGAAGACTAAGAGGATCTATGTTGGTCTTCTTGATAAAATTGTAGCGTTTTGTGAACAATCAGGATACTCATATCAATTTGAAGATAATAAGTTCTATGGTCCTCCTTTTGAAGTTAATGAGATGATTTCAGAAGAGGGTGTCAAAGACTTCATGAAAGCAATCACACCACTCAAACCTAGAGACTATCAGATTGATGCTGTTCATGATGCTCTTAAGTATAATAGAAAATTATTAATTTCACCAACAGCATCTGGTAAGTCATTTATGATTTACACAATTGTAAGATTTCATGTTAATGTTGGTAGAAAAATTTTACTTGTTGTCCCTACCACATCTCTTGTAGAACAGATGTTTAAGGACTTTCAGGACTATGGGTGGGATGCAGAAAATCACTGCCATAGAATTTATGCTGGACGTGAAAGAGTTAATACTAATGAAGTTACTATCACAACATGGCAATCTGTATATCAGTTAGATAGAAAGTTCTTTGAAGCATATGATGTGGTGATTGGTGATGAGGCGCACCTTTTTAAAAGTAAGTCTCTCGTTGGCATTATGGACAAGTTACATCATGCAAAGTATAGATATGGTTTCACAGGAACTTTAGATGGCACACAGACCCATAAATGGGTGTTAGAGGGACTGTTTGGACCTTCATACAAAGTTACTCAAACTAAAAAACTTATAGATCAAGGTCACCTTGCTACACTGGATATTCAGTGTCTTGTATTAAAGTATAAACCAAAGAAATTTGATACCTATGAGGATGAAATACAATTCTTAATTAGTCATGAAAAAAGAAATAAATTTATCACAAATTTGTCCTTAGATTTAAAAGGCAATACCTTGATTCTATACAGTAGAGTAGAAGCACATGGTGCCATACTTTATGAGATGATAAATAAAAAAGTCATAGAAGGAAGAAAAGTATTCTTCGTTCATGGTGGTGTAGGTGCTGAAGAAAGAGAACAAGTTAGAGAAATTACTGAGAAACAGAATGATGCCATCATTGTTGCTTCTTATGGAACATTTAGTACAGGAATCAATATTAAGAATCTACACAATGTAATCTTTGCCTCTCCATCCAAATCTCGCATTCGTAACCTTCAGAGTATTGGTAGAGTTTTAAGAAAAAGCAAAAACAAAGTGAAAGCAAAACTATATGATATTGCTGATGATCTAACTTTGGGATCAAGAAAAAATTATACACTGAATCATTTCATTGAAAGAGTGAAAATTTATGTTCAAGAGCAATTCAATTATGACATTATATCAGTTAACATAAAAGACTAGGAGGGAATGTATGCTAGAAGATGATTTCTATTGTACAATCAAATTCAAAGGTGGAGATGAAATCTTTGCCAAGGTAGCAGCAGAAGTAGAAGAAGATAGAACTATGCTTCTAGTTTCAAACCCAATTATAGTTGAAGAAGTAAAGTTGAGAGGAACAACTGTAGGTCATAAATTTGAACCATGGTTGAAATCAACTTCTGAAGATATGTTCTTAATTAATATTGATGATGTTC